GGGTTCTCATGCCTACGACTTCCCCGATTTTTTCCGGGACGATCACGCAATCAACGGTTACGACGGTGAACAAGGTGGTCCCGGCCACGGCTGATTGGGTGTCGATCGTCCTGAGCGTGACCGCGATCAGCGGCACTGATGCGGCGGCGGCTTTCCGTATCGTGTGGTCCTTGGATGGGGGTACGTGGGCTGAGGCCGGGGACGCTTTTGATCCGATCACGGCCCCGTGCACGGTGGTGAAGCGGTTCCCGGTGAAGGCCCCGTATTGGCGGGCCGTGTGTGACCTGTCCGGTACTGATCCGTCTTTCACGGGTTCCGCTAACTGCTACAGCTAGGAGTGTTCCATGCGTCAGGTTGATGCGAACACCCTCGCGGCGTTGTCGGGCTCCCGTTCTGGTGATTCCCTCACGGTGTGGGTCTGGTACCGGGGCCGTCTGGCCCTACCGGATCCGCTGCCCGTATCGTCGGCCCGGTTCAACTGGGATACCACCCGGCAAATACAAACCGTCTCACTCTCGGTTGAGGACAAGGACGGCAAGCTGGCTCCTTGGCTACTTGAAGACCCGTTGGGTGCTGGCGGTTCACGGTTGCAGGTCATTTACAACGTGGGCGGGGCGGGCAGCATCAATGTTGGCTGGTACCGGATCACGGATTCGAAACCTGCCGAGTCGTGGATCGCGTACACGATTGATGAGGCGGGGACGGTCACCCCGGACACCCCGATCGCACCGGACAAACGCCTAGCCCACGTCAGTGGCGGGGCGTCGGTTCAGGTCGACGCCGAGGATATCGGCACGATGCTGGCCAAGGCTGTGTTCCCGGCCCCGGAGTCCCCGGTGGGCGGGTCCCCGACGATCATTGGTGAGGTTCGGCGCCTTGTGGGCGATTACGCCCCGGTGGTCACGGCGGCGGGGGTTGTTGACCGTGCGGTGAACACTACGTTGGTGTATCAGGGCGACCGGCTGAACGCACTCCAGGATTTGTGTAAGCGGATCAACTGTGATTACCGGTTCAACGGTGCGGGCCAGTTCGAGGTTTACCCTTTGACCGCACAGGCCCCTGTCGCCACACTCAAGGGCGGGCCTGAGGGTTTGCTGGTCCGGGTGGACCGTGAGCAGAAGTATGACGGACTGTTCAACGAGTTCTATGCTGAGGGCCAGTTCGCCACGGTGGACTCCGCCGGCGCGCAGACACAGCTCCCGATCCGCGGGTATGCGGCGATCACGGCCGGCCCGTTGAGGGTTGACCCGCAAGGGCACGGCAGGTACACGAAACAGTACAGCTCGACCATGCTGACGACCCAGGCTGAGTGTGACGCCTATGCGGTCACGATGCGTGACACCCAGCTGGCGGGACTCACCACCGATCTTGTGGTGACGTGTCTGCCGCAGCCGCAGATACAGCAGGGCGACTGGGTGCAGGTGTACAACGCTGTGGTGGACGGCAGGGTTATCGCTGTCACGGGCCGGGTGAAAACCATGTCGCTGGGGTTTAGTGGCGGCGTCCCGGACCGCATGGTCCTGACTGTTGAGTGTTCGTATGCGGATGTTCAGACCGCTTTCAGTGGCGCGTCCAACTTGTCTCTTGCTGGTCCGGTGAATCAAACGGGCGTTGTTGTGCGTCACCCGCTCATGCCGATGTTGTTCTTGTCTCCGGGTCCGTTCCTGCAACCGGCAGGCTAACCCAAGTACCTAAGCCCCCGCATGTGTGGGGCTTTTTTCATGCCCGAAAGGTTGACCATGGCGAATCTTCGCGGCCTTGAAACCACACCGAATCCGGGCGATGGGGTCACGTATTCGGGCACGGTGGTGAAGGATGCCGCCGGGGTGTTGGCGGTGAACGTCCAAGGCAACACCCTGTACCCGCGCTATGCGGATCCTGTGGTGGTTGCTGTGGGTGACCCGGTGACGGTGGTGATCAACGGTACCGGGGATGCGGTGGTGACCGGGCGTGTGACGCTCGCACCACGCCCCGCTGAGGGGACCGTGAAAACCGTCCCGCCCGCTTCCCCGACGATCACAGTTACCGGTACTGACGGTATCGACTATGTTGCGAAGTTCGCCGCTTCGTACACGCCGACAGTGAACGACAACGTACTACTCGCCTGGAACGCTTCGTTCCCGTACGTGACAGGGCAAGTCGGTGTGGTAGCTACTGCCCCGCCCGTTTCGACGCCGGGTGTTATCGCACCACCGTCCGGGCCTGCCCCGTCCGGGCAAACACCGTACACGGCAACCGATAGCGCCACATGGG